CTTGCCCCGATAATCAGTGGTCAATTCGGCCTACGGAGGCAGTGAAAGAAGCATATATGTATGGTGATGAAGCGATTAGGCAGGAGCGTGAGAAATGAGCAACGTCCATATCTGCAGTCACATAACCGGCGAGGCTATTTTCCATGACGAGAAGGGCCGCCCAGTTTACATGGAGTTTCACAGCTACTGTGGTCCTATGTTCATCTATGCCGACCGCGAGGATGGTGGATTTATTCCGGGTGAGGAGTCTGTGCTTTGGGAGCAGTTTGATAAATGGGAGAGTGAGAAATGAGTGATGAGCAAGCAGTAATTTTAATCATTTCGTGCGTTGCTATTGCGGTATCGCTACTTATATTGGGAGGGGGAAGATGAACAAAAAACAGAAAGCAGCGATCTTGGACAAGTGCATCACCCTCATGCGCGGCAATGAATGCACCCCGATGCAGCTAGGAATGGCACTGCAAAGCGATGATGTTGCACGGAACGTGGATGCGCTGGTGGTGAAATATTTAAAAGATGAGAGGCGATAAATGAAACTACACAGTGGTGGAGTAGTGTGGGCGGCAATAATCCTATGTGTCGCGGTGATCTGGACGCTGGCGTGGGCGATCAGCACATGAAACCTGACACATACTGGCTGGCCCGCATTAAGCGATACAAAGAAAAGATACGCGCGTGTGAGCGTGAACTGCGCCCGAAACCAGAACGTGAGATACCCTCTGGGGTTACTTGGTTCGAGCGGGATTTGTGCTGGAGAGTGATGGTATGGAATGGTGAGAAGAACGTACACCATGGATACTTTACACACATAGAAGATGCGATACGAAGACGAAATGAGGTAAGGAGCAGTCATGGCAGTTACGAAGACAGCAAATAGAGCAGCGGAGATTCTGCGCACAGCGGCAGGATTAGTTGACGGGGACAGAGAAAAGGAGTATGGTGACTTTATGGTTAACACCATCCGAGCAGGGAAAGAGGCGGGTGTGGCACCACTGGAAGCCGTAGATGTAATGATCGGATACAAAAAAGCGCGACTAATTCACTCACCGATGCATCAGGATTCTATAGTTGACCTTATAGCGTATTATGCGCTGCGTGAAGTAGTGCGAATGAACGTTGCAGAGGAGATCAATGCAGTTACGCGGGGGGTTAGAGATGGGCATGATGAGTAGTGTGTTTGGTGGTATGGGCCCGAGGGTAGCCTGTACTATTACAGCGTCAAAATCAGCTGCTGCACAGGCACAGGCACAGCGAATGGCAGCAACGTCCGCATACGCCGCTGCATTGGCTGCGGACGTCACATACCAGAGATGCCTGCTTAACATCCAGATACGCGAAGCTACTGGTGGGTTCATAGTTGCGGTGGGTGTTGAAGAGTACGTCGCTGCCGGACTTACTGAGATACTCGATGCAGTTACGCGGGAGTTCGCAAAAGTACAGTTAGAAAAATAATCCCACGGGATTAAGGAGTTTACTTGATGGATATTATTACTTGCGACTTTGAGACGTTTTACTCGAAAGAGTTTTCTTTGTCGAAGATGCAGACCGACGCATACATACTGGACCCACAGTTCGAGGTCATTATGGTAGGCATCGCGGTGAACGATGGGCCGGTGGAGATTTACTCCGGCACCGAAACGAAAGAAGCCTTCGAGCAGTACGACTGGGAAAACTCTGCGGTGCGATGCCACAATACCTTATTCGATGGGTATATCCTGTCGGAGGTTTATGGCATACGCCCCCTACTGTGGATGGATACACTGGCGCAAGGGCGTATGGTTAACCCACACCTACCCTCTCACTCACTGGCTGCACTATCCAAGTTCTATGGGTTGCCTGCCAAGGGTACCGCAGTGCATAATATGATTGGCAAGCGCCGCGCCCACATGACTATTCAGGAGCTACGGGAGTACGCAGAATACTGTACGCATGATGTAGAACTTTGCCGTGCGCTTGGTAATGCTATGGACCCGTTCACCCCGATGCTGGAACAGACACTCATTGATATGACCATACGCATGTTTACTGAGCCAGCACTGGTTGGTGACGTAGATATGATGAAGTCGTTGTATGAAGAAGAGATTATCCGCAAGCAGGCGCTAATAGCACTTGTGGATGTGGATAAGTCTGTGCTTATGTCGAACGAGAAGCTCGCAGCAACAATGCGTAGCTATGGGGTAACCCCACCCACAAAGATCAGCGCCCGCACAGGCAAGACAGCGTATGCGTTTGCGAAGACTGACAAGGACTTCATAGTGCTGCAGGACCACGACGACCCTCGTATACAAGGACTTGTCGCTGCACGTCTGGGTGTTAAGTCCACTATCGCTGAGACACGTGCGCTGCGGTTCTGGGAGACGGCGCAACGCGGGCCGCTACCAGTGTATCTGAACTTCTGGGGCGCGAAGACGACGGGACGGTATAGTGGAGGGAACTCCTGCAACTGGCAGAATCTACCCGCCCGTGGCCCCTCAGCCGGTTTGCGGAAGGCGATATGCGCCCCACCGGGACACAAGCTGGTCGTGGGAGACTCATCGAATATCGAGCTGCGCGTTGCGATGGTACTGGCTGGCCAGTGGGATGTTGTTGAGAAGTTAGCCGCTGGTGTAGACATGTACTGTGACTTTGCTGGTAAACTATTCGGTAGGACAATCACAAAAGAGGATAAGGCGGAACGGTTCCTTGGCAAGACCGCTATGCTCGGGCTGCAGTACGGTGCCGGTGCGCCGAAGTTCCAAGAGATGGTGCGCCTCGCTGCGGCTAAAACCCCCGGCATGGAGCCTATCAGCATCGAGAAAGCGTATGACACCGTTGAGTTGTATCGATCAATCCATACGGAAGTGGTGGCGCTGTGGAATCACTGCGGTAATGTGGTTATCCCCGACATAGCCAACGGATGTAGCCTGCGTAATGTAGATGTTAATGGTATGTTTATCACACAGAAGGAAGGCTTCGGCAGGCCGGGGGAACCGGGGGTTGTGTATCATGACCTTAGTTACGAGCCCAAAGAGCGGGAGTGGTCATACCTCATGGGCAGGGCACGGGTTAAGTTATACGGAGCTAAGATGGTAGAGAATCTGTGCCAGCATGCTGCTATGAAGATTGTTATGTGGCAGACCGCACGCATCCACCAGAAGTATCCCGTAAGATTATCCGTGCATGATGAGGCTGTTTGTGTCGTGCCCGATAGCAGTGTGAACAAAGCGCGGCTGTATATGGAAGACTGCATGAACCTTACCCCGCAGTGGTGCAGAGGTATTATCCCTGTGGCTTGCGAGACAGGCGTAGGAGAAACGTATGCCAGTGCGAAATAAGTCCGATGACTATAGGAGAAGTGAATGAGTAAACCAACGCCCCTGTCTTACAGCAGGCTGTCCACGTTCGAGAATTGCCCAGCCAGCTTCGACTACCAGCACATATCCAAGCTGGTGTCTTTTCAAGGGAGCGACGCGACTGAGTATGGAAACAGGGTACACAAAGTACTCGAAGAGCTAGGCAATGGAGAGCTTAATGAAGCCGCGCTATCTGATGAAGGGCGCACCACGCTTGACAAGTGGGGGCCTTTGGTGCATAATATTCTTTCCCGTAGCGGGGAGAAGTTATTTGAGCAGCAGCTGGCCGTTAATGATAAGCTGGCACCGGTTGACTGGTTCGCAGCAGATGTGTGGATTCGGTCTATCGCTGATGTGCTTGTTATTGATGGTACCACAGCATATTTACTTGATTGGAAAACAGGGAAGGTGCGAGATAACCCTACGCAGATGCAGTTGTTTGCGGCCATGGTTATGTGGCACTACCCCGAGGTTACCACGGTACACACAGCATTCATATGGCTGCGGTTCGACGAAACTACTAAGGCTACTTACGAGCGGCGTTTCCTATCTGCACTATGGGGCGCGCTGAAACCACGGTTCGACAAAGTGCAGGACACAATCGACTTAGGTGTTTTCGATGCTAAGCCATCAGGGTTGTGTCCTTGGTGTCCGGCTAAAGAGATATGCCCGAACGCAAGAATAGGGAGACGATAGATGAAAAATGAGGGTGACGTTAAGAAGGCAGTGAAGAAGATTCTCAACGCAACACCGCTATGCTGGTACTTTATGCCGCCAGCTAACGGCTATGGAAGGTCTGGTATCCCTGACTTCATCGGTGCAGTAAACGGAACGCTGTTCGCCATCGAGACGAAGTTCGGTTATAACGACCTGACCGCCAATCAGCTGCGGGAAGTAGAAAAGCTGTCACAAGCTAACTGCCAAGTATGGATTGTACGCGAGACATCTGTGGAAGGATGGGCATGTGAGTTCAGCGCTTGGGCGGCGTTATGCACGTAATACCTGAAAGCCGTAGTCTGGTTCTAAGGAGCGATTCCAATGCTGATGTACTGAAGATTATCCCACACTCCCGCATGATCGAACATGATGGAGATGAACTCGTAGCAATGCACTATGGGCTGGATGAGGCGAAGGTCCTACGGAATATGGGGTTCAATGCCCCCCACCCGATCATGCACTACTACGACTGGCCAGCACGGTTTACTCCAATGATACACCAGAAGGAGACAGCTGCGTTTCTCACCCTACACAAGCGGGCGCTTTGCCTGTCAGCGCCGGGCTGCGTTGATGCAGATACTGAGTATTTATCTCCTACAGGGTGGGTGCGTATAGCAGATTATGATGGTGGGCGGGTAGCGCAGTTCGACCCGGAAGAAGAGCAGGTGACTTTTGTTAGTGGAGAATACGTTAAGTTACCCTGTACAGATATGATAAAGATAAAGACGAAGTACGGTGTAGACCAAGTCCTATCCCCGGAGCATAGGTGCCTTATCTATGATAAGCGCAACCAGACAAAGAGAGAGGTATTGTCCGCAGCGGAGCTCGCATACAGAGAGACGAATAACATACAGAAGAGCACGAGGACTATTTCTTTCCGTGGTGCCGCGATAAAAACGACTTTCCAGTATTCCGGAAAAGGCATACCGCTGTCAGATGCAGAGATACGGGTGCAAGTTGCTGTTATCGCAGATGGGTACTTCCCTACGAAGTCTACTACGCGATGCTTTATCCGTATTAAGAAGGATAGAAAAAAGGAGAGAATCCGTGCGCTACTAAACGCCGCGAATATACCGTTCGCAGAAAAGAGCAGGGACTACCCGACAGCACAGGGGTTTACTATATTTACGTTCTATGCTCCATGGAAAGCCAAGCAGTTCGATAGCATCTGGTACTCCTGCACAGGCGCGCAGCTTTCTATCGTAGCAGATGAAGCTAAGTATTGGGATGCACGTATTTCCCCTAACCCTAACCGGGGATGGACTTTTTCCTCCTACGTAAAGGAGTCTGCAGACTTTATCCAGTTTGCTTGTGCTTCAGCAGGGCATACTGCGAGAGTATATACTACTACTAGGGAACGACGGGGTGCCACGGAAACGGAGTACTCAGTATTCGTAAGAGTAGGCAGGGCCATGGTAGGGCTAGCTGGTGGTAGCTCTAAGGACATAACTACGAGTACTCAGAGTACCGATGGTTACAAATACTGTTTCATGGTGCCGTCGACTTTTCTGCTACTACGTAGGGCCGGGTGTATCTTTGTAACCGGGAATACAGGCAAGTCTATCGCCTCTATATGGGCTGCAGACTTTCTGCTTACTGAGGGTATAGTGAAGAAGGTGTTGATTATAGCACCGCTATCCACACTGAAAGTGGTATGGGGCAGGGAGTTTGCCCACCATCTACCGCACCGATCGTTTGTAATATGTACAGGATCACGACAGAAACGCATAGAGCTGCTGGCGAAACCCGGAGTGCAGTATGTGATTATCAACCACGATGGGTTTACAAATCTGGCCGACGAGCTAACAGGGTTTGACGTGGTGGTGTACGATGAGTGTACCGCATGTAAAAGTCCGTCGTCGCAGCGGTACAAGAAGTTCTACCGGTGGGTGAACAAGCACAATCCGTGGTTATGGATGCTGACTGGCACCCCCATATCACAAACACCAGCAGACGCGTGGACACTAGCCAGACTTGTAGAGTCGTCCGCCGTGCCGAAGAGCTTCACGTCGTTCAGGGATATCGTGATGAAGAAGGTAACCGCATTTAAGTGGGTGCCAAGAGATGATGCACTGGAAACATGTAGGCGGGTGCTGCAGCCATCGATCAGATTCACACTGGATGAGTGCATGGATATTCCACAGACTAACTATGTCGGTAGGAAGACAGAGCTTACTAAGGCACAGGAGAAGGCGTTCGGGGAAATGCAGACTACTGCGGTAGCGTACTTCGGGTCCGGTGCAGTTACTGCCGCGAACACAGCAGTGATGCTGAGTAAGCTGATTCAGATCGTGACTGGCGCACTTTATGGAAACGATGGCGAAACATTTGCAATAGACTCCAGTTTGCGGTATAATACCCTTACTGAGCTACTGGAAGAGATTGGAGATAAGGTGATCATCTTCATCCCCCTGAAGGGAGTTCAGCACTTACTTATGGAGAAGTTGGAGAAGGACGGTTACGACGTTGCTCTTGTTAATGGCGATGTCGGTACAAAGGAACGTGACCAGATATTCAACGACTTCCAGAACACAGAGAAAATTCGTGTGCTTCTTGCCCACCCAAGGGTAGCTGCACACGGACTGACGCTTACCAGAGCGAAAGACATTATCTGGTACGCGCCGATATATTCACTTGAGCAGTACGAGCAGGCGAATGCAAGAATCAGAAGGCTGACCACCGCTGGCAAGACCTCGGTATGGCACATATACGCCACCGCGTTCGAGGCAGAGTTGTACCGCCGACTGAAAGCGAAGCAGAACACCTTGGCCGAGTTTTTGGCTTTGGTGCAAGGCATAAATACTACAGAAGATGACTGATTAACTAGGAGGATAAGATGAATTATGAAGCTGCCGCTGAGAAGTACCTTCAGGTACGGGGCGAGATAGAGGACATTGAGCGCGAGGCTAAGGAGAAAAAGGCCGCGCTCCGAGTGAAGCTGGTTGCACTTGAGAACTGGTTTACAGCTAAGGCGCTGGAGGACGGGCTGGAGTCAGTGAAGACCGCAGAAGGAACTGCATACTGGTCTACACACAACTCTGCCACCGTGGCCAGCCGCGAAGAGTTCTTTGCATACTGCAAAGGGCATGATGCTTGGGACATGGTTGAGTCTCGGGCGTCGAAAACCGGAGTGCGGAGCTTTGTCGAAGCACACGGTGCACCACCACCGGGGATTAACTTCTCAACGATCCGCGTTTTTAACTTTAGAAAAGCACAAAGGAGTGTATAATGAGTAATACAACGGTACAAGTGCCTGCGCATATCGCAGCGCGAATAGCTGCAAGGCAGAAGACGGGCGCAACGTCAGCCATCGCTGCAGCGATCAACACGGCTGGTGGGCTTAATATCCCACGCATCAGCATCAGGGCGGGTAGGTACCGCCTATGTGAAGACGGTGTAGAGACACCTGTTGGAGTAACGCTGGATGTAGTAATCATCGGCGCTAACCCCAGAGTATCAAAGATATTCTACAGTAAGCCATACGATGGTAGCGCTGATGGTGTCGCTCCCGACTGCTTATCAAACGATGGCGTATCCCCGGACGCTGCGATACAAGACCCTGTGTGTAGTAGTTGTGCGGCTTGCCCGAACAACGTACTGGGGTCGAAGATTCTTCCATCCGGTGCGAAGTCGAAGCTGTGTGCAGACCAAAGGCACTTGGCAGTAGTAGCCGCTGCAGACCCACACAAGGTCTACAGCCTGACTATTCCGGTATCTGGCATGCGTGCACTGCGTGAATACTTCAAGGACCTGACTAACTATGGCATTGGCCCCGAAGAGGTTATTACCGAGCTGGGTTTCGATGATGCTGCTAGCTATCCGAAGATCGTGTTCAGCAGGAAGGGATATGTTCCAGAGAAATCGCTGGACAAAATCGATGCGCTGGTAGAAAGTGACGACGTTAAGATCGCAACACACCTAATGCCACCGAGAGAACGTCCTTCCCTAGCTGCCCCCCAGCAAGCAGCACTCGTCGACGACGCATACGAAGACGAGGAAGAGCAGTCAAAGGTAGTGTCTGGTGCCGCGAAGAAAACGAAGCCTAAGACGGCCCCTGTGAAAGTCTCAGACGAGTTATCCGCGAAGCTTGACGATCTGTTCGAGTAAATTATAGAAGATT